TTCTGCGCGGACGGTACATTGACTCCTGTGCGCGAGGAGCCGGTGTTTTGCTCATGTCAGCATCGGTGTGAGTGGACAGACGGCAGTGTCCGAAGCACTTGCGCGGCGTGTTCCGGTGAGAAGTTCGTGTACGAGGGCGAGAGTTCCGACGCATTGTGCGCTGACCACGGCGGTGTGGCTGACAGCAGGTGGAGCGATTCGCGGTATTTGCAGGACGCGGGTCTATGGAATGGTCCCGATTCGCCGCCGACAGCAGGTGCGCTCCCCGGTCCTGACCTTCTTGAGTGCCACTGTCTCAGCGGCAGAGAGTCGGCGTGTGTGGCATACGATGCAGGTCCGGGTCCGGGCGTGAGTGAGGACGTACAGGGGACGTTGTGCCGGGATGTCTGCTCGTGGACGAAGGGCACGCTTTCGATTTCATCGCAGTACGCCTCATTGGAGCATGACAGTCGCAACTGCGTGCAATCGACGGACGACAGAGGCCCGGAAGTGCATTGCCAGTGCGATGGGGCGCCTTTGAAGGAAACGTGGTGTACGGACGATTCTGGCGCGTGTGCTGCTCATGGCTGCGAGGTGCATCACACCGCGCCATCGAGTACGCGCTGCGTGCCGGTTCCGAGCGAATCGGACTCGGATTCGGATTCATGCGTTGGCAACGCTACGCCGGCGACAGCGGGGCTGAATTGGCTGCGTTTCGGGGTCGGTCTGAGCCACGATTGCGTGGATGCTCTGCGCTGATGGGGTTTTGTGAGACGGATTTTAGTACAGTTCAGTGACGCGCAACTTGAGTGGTTCGAGGAGCAGAAGCGGCTGACGGGCAAATCTCGGTCGCAACAGATCCGAGAGGCGGTTTTTGGGGAGGACGATGCAGAAAGATCACCCGGCAGAAAGAGCGGCGCAGATCATCCAGGCGGCAGTAAAGGAGTCTCAGTTCACCCACCCGGAGACGAAAGTCGAGCAGACGGACATGGCGAAGCTATTGACCCGTCTGAACGGTCATGTGTTACGCTATCAGATAGAACTGTTCGATCTGGCAATAGAACAGTCGCAGACCTTGAAGAAGATCGAGGCGCAGTTGGTGGAAGCGAACAAAAGCCTCGGGACAATGAAGGACGGGCTGCTCAAAGTGCTCCAGCGGTAGGCCATGAAAAATCCAGACAAAGAGAGCGAATTGACCGAGGACCAGGAAGCCGAAGACCCGTGGGAGGTTCTACGGGACGCGGTAACGGCTTTGCAGCAACTATCGGAGACGACTCGGGTCATCGTGACGAAAATAGGATTAATGTCGGAGGCGATGGACCAACAGACGCTCATCTTATCGAGGCTCATTCGCCAGTCACGCGAAAGACTTCACTGAAGAAAACTTGTGGATGCTCTCCTCAGTTCGTGAAGATGGGTGTCCATATAGCTGATTGTCCAAAGAGGCAGTCTACGTAGGAGAACTCCTGAGTGGCCGTTGAGTTGGTAAAAAGAACGCCCGAAAAGCCGTTGAATGTGCTTTCGCTAGGGGCTGGTATTCAATCCACATATGTTCTTTTGCGCTATCAAGATGAACTTGACTACGCGGTATTTGCGGACACTGGATGGGAGCCGCAATCGGTTTATGACGCCTTAGAGCAGTTGAAAGTAATATCAAAAGTGCCTGTGGTTGTAATCAAGCACAACGATTTACGTGAAGCGAGTTGGGGCGCTACGTTAGGTGATGGAAAGGCTTTTCATGATTTGCCACTCTTTGTATTGAACTCAGGAAAAGCTGGTCAGATTAGGCGTCAATGCACGAATCGCTACAAAATACAGCCCATCAGAAAAGAAATACGCAGGCTTGCCGGATATAAGCCACGTCAGCGAATACCCGCAAAGACGGTGCGCCTCTGGATGGGTATTTCGGCTGATGAGGCAGTCAGGATGAAGCCGTCCGACGCAATTTGGCTAGAGCACATATACCCTCTATGCGACACGCCTATTGGCACCGGACAAATTACAAAGCGTAAAGATTGCGTGCGATGGCTAAGTAAAAATTACCCTGATGTGACGGTAGGGAGATCGGCGTGCGTGACTTGCCCATTCCATACTAACTCGGAGTGGAGGGAGATGAAGGATAACGACCCTAAGTCTTGGGCTGAGGCGGTCGCATACGACGCTAAGATTCGTGACGCGACAAAAGACGACGGCAGGTTATTTATCCACCGTAGTTGCAAGCCCCTTGAAGAAGTTGATCTGAGCACTCCCGAAGATCATGGGCAAATGAACTTTTTTGATGAAGAATGTACTGGGATGTGCGGGCTTTAGGAGCGGAGGAACATATGAATCAGGCGGTGCTGGATCAGATTATGGAGAAGTGGGATTCACGTCCGAAGGACAGACGTGCTCAGGCGGACGCGATGGTGTTTATCGCGGCTTGCGAGCGTGCGGTTTCGATATTCACCAACGATTCGCTGCCCCACAAGGCTGCGGTCCCCGGAGCGACCCAACAGGCTTCATCCGAAGACGGATTTGAACCTGCTGCTGAACCCTTGGCTCCCAAACGACCGGCGAAGACTGCTTCATTCGGCGGAAACAGTGGGATTGCCGGCGATATCTCCATCCTATGACGCAATGGGGACGCCCCGGAGCCACGACGGAGGCCGGTGGAGAGTCGAATCCGTCGAATCTTTGCGAAGCGGATGGGCATGATTTCGCGCAAGTGTACGGTGCATCCGTGGACGCAGAGAAGCCCGTTCCAGTGATTTACTCGATCCCTGGTCAGAACGAGAACACGATGTACACGCAGGTGTATTGCACTCGTTGTACGTTGTCGGTGCGGATTGTGGCGGTGGATCAGACGATAGGGAGTTGAGATGCCGAGGCCGAATCTGAATGGAAAGGCGGTGACAGTTTATTTGCCGCGTGATGTGAAGATGGCGTTGGGAAACGCCGCGAAGGGGACGCAATCTTCGCAGTCGAAGCTCCTTGAAGCCGCATGGCGGTGGTTCGGGCAGCAGACTGTGGACAAGTGGTCCCGTGGTGAGCGACCGATGACGGAAGATCGGGGTACAGCCGATGCCGAAGACTAAGGTCACGGTCCTTCAGGGCGGCGAGATAGCCGAGAAGAAGGCGAAAAAGCCCGATACTCACACGAACGCGGACTTCAAGTTCCGAATCGACGCGACATTGAAGTATCACTTCCAAGAGCGGGCGAAGCGATTGGGTCTTACGCAGCAGGCTGCTGCTATTTCGGCGTTTGTTGAGTGGGTTGGAAGGGGACGAATCGAGTCTGACTAACGATGTCGAGTGACGTACTGATTCGATTGACGGAGTGTCAGTCGATTCCGTTCGCCAAACGAGGGGATACGCGATTCAGGATCGTCTGCGCTGGCCGGCGCTGGGGCAAAACCATCTGGGAAGCCTCAGAGACGACTATTGAGGCGATAGAAAAGCGCCGTGATGGCGAATATTGGTACGTTGGACCGACGTACAAGGCTGCGAAGCGTATCGCGTGGCCGGTTTTCAAGCGCATCATCCCGCCCGGAATCATCGAAGGGCGTCCAAACGAATCAGAACTGACCATCCGGCTCGTAAACGGGTCGTTGATACGGCTTGTTGGAGCCGATGACCCGGATTCTCTGCGTGGTTCCGCACTCGCATGGGCAGCGATGGACGAATACGCGGATATGAAGTGGACGGTTTGGGATGAGATCATCCGCCCGGCGTTGTCGGATAACCAGGGGCACGCGATCTTCGGTGGAACTCCGAAGGGGTTCAATCACTTCTACGATTTATTCATGGAGTCTCAGTATCGCCCGGATTGGGAGGCGTGGCAGTTCACGACTCTTGAGGGCGGGAACGTCCCGGCGAAGGAACTTGACGAGGCAAAGCGGACGACAGACCCGCGCATCTTCGCTCAGGAGTACGAGGCGAGTTTCGAGAACCTTGAGGGGCGGATTTACACAGGCTTTTCGTACGAAGACTCGGTTCGGGACGATTTGGTAGATTTGGGCGGGGAGTTGCTTGTCGGCATGGATTTCAACGTGTCGCCTATGTACTCGTGCATCGCGCAGTGTGCCGGGGACGAGATTCACTTTCTTGAGGAGATAGCCCTGAACGACTCCAACACGACGGAGATGTGTCAGGAGATCGTCCGCAGGGCGGTAGAGGTGTATGGATTCGCGGACGGCACGCCGCGCTACACGGTTTGTTATCCAGACCCCACGGGTCGGAAGAGACAGACCAACGCAGCAGTCGGCGTGACAGACTTCAACATCATCCGCGACCACGGTTTGGACATGATTGCCCCATCCCGAACGTATCCGGTCAATGATCGCATTAACACGGTAAACGGTTTGTTGTTCGGGGCGGATGGCTCGCGTCACATCTTTCTGCACCCCAACTGCAAGCATTTAATCAAGGGATTAGCAGGTCAGACGTGGCGAGAGGGCACGAAAATCCCCGATAAAACACTTGGTTTGGACCATGCAGTGGACGCTGCCGGATACCTGGTTTGTGGGGTCAAAGGACTCTTGGGAGCAGGTAAGGCAGGGTCACTGAGGATGACAATTTAACGTGTTGCTGGCGCAACACGCAGATAATTAAGTATTCTGAGCCTATGGGTATCCCAATCGCGGCTGATGTCGCAAAAGTAGACCCGATCCGCACGACCGGACTCGACTCTCCGAATATCGAATATTCGCAGATGCAGGATACGTGGGATCTGGTCAAGGCACTCTGGGGTGGCACTCCCACCATGAGAGAAGCCGACAAGGACTATCTTCCTCAATTCCCCGGCGAGACGGACGACGAGTACAAGCTGCGATTGGACCGGACATTCCTGTTCGGGATGTACAAGCGTGCAATCAAGGCTCTGACGGGTTTTCCTTTCTCGCGGATGATTAACCTCGACGATTCCGACCCACGGGTTCAGGAGTGGGCGACAAACATCGACATGGAGGGGAACTCCTTGGATGTTTGGGCGCGGAATGTTTTCGAGACGGGGTTCGCATACGGGCACACGTACATTTACGTCGATATGCCGGTATCGCCCGTAGCGAATCCGTCGAAGGATGAAAAGCGGCGGCTATCGCTTCGCCCGTACTTCATCCATTACCGGCCCGATCAGATCATTGGGTGGAAGTGGGAGAACAAGGGCGGCGTACCGATGCTGACTCAGGTTCGTCTGCTTGAGGCAGCTCGCATCGACGACAGTGCGGACCCGTGGAATCAGTCCATCGCGTTGCAGATTCGGGTATTGGAGCCGGGACGGGTTCAGGTCTGGCGTGCTGATACATCTGCGAACACGAACACGGGAGGGCCGACAGCGGGCGTAGCCTCGACGGTGTACGGGATGCCGGCGTCGAACGTGACGGACCCGACGCGGAAGTTGTCTATCTCGAACTGGGTACTCATCAACGAGTACGCGACGATGAATATGCCGACGATACCGTTGGTTCCCTTTTACACGGGACGCGACGGTTTCATGACTTCTACGCCACCCCTGCTCGACCTTGCATGGTTGAACGTGGAGCACTGGCAGAGTTCAAGCGAGCAGGCGACGATTCTTCATTACGCTCGGGTTCCGCAGAAGTTCTACCGAGGATTCCGCAAGGAGGACGTTCCGACAGAGCACTCGTCGTCCTTGTCGGTCTACAACCCGGACCCGGACTCGGACGTGAAGTGGGTGGAGATTGCTGCAAGCGGACAGGGAGCGATTCCGATGGGCCGGCAGCACTTGTTGGATATCGAGAGCCGAGCGGCATCGTTGTCCACGGAGTTGTTGATACGCGGTCATCGCGGCAGCAGCGGCAGCGCGACGGACAGCCTCATCTCCGCAGCCGAGTCCATGAGCGAACTCGGGACATTCTCTATCGGACTTGGAGACAGTCTGAGGCAGGCGTTCGGATACGCGATGATGTACGACGGCGTAGCGAGCACCTACGACCGTGGTTTGGACATGGCGGGGCACCCCGAGGTGTTCCAAGATTACGGGATTTCGCTCGATGAGCGCCCGGAATTGGAGATGCTGCTCAAGATGTTCCTTGGCGGCGTGATTACGCCTGAGACGCTGCTTGCAGAGAGCAAGAAGCGTGGAATCGTGAGCGAGCGATTGGATATTGACGCAGAAGTGGAGGCGACCCGCGAGGTCCGCGAACACAAGATGCGGAACGAGGAAAGGCGCGGTTCGCAGGGATTGTCCAACAACGAAGCGACTGCGGTATCGAACATCAACGACAACCCGGCGGAATTGAGCGATAGCGACGGGTAAGGAGAAAGATCATGGCGACAGTCAGACCAGCACTGAAGGGATACCCGCGATACGGAAAACGGGTGGAAGAGAAGGCGAAGAAGCGAGTGAGGAAGGCGGCGGAAGCATCGACGGAGCCAGTCACGGAGCCGGATGTGGAGCCGATTGTTGAGGAGCCGGAGGGAGAGTAAACCTTCGCAAAACCACAGTGGGGGTTGAACCCACTGTGCAAGATGGTGCATCAAGGAGATAGGAATGGAACTGGATCGGAAAGTGGAGAACTTGGACGAGGTGCCCGAAGTTTATCGGGAGGCATACGTTCAGATTGACCCCAACAACGCGGAAGCGGGATTCCGGTTGGCGGTCAAGGGAGACGATGAGGCCATCGTCAGTCTCCGTCAGAGCCTTGAAAATGAGCGTGCCGCGTCGAAAGAGGCGAAAAAGCGCGTTCAGGATTACCAGGCTCGTCTCGAAAGGTTCGGTGATATCACTCCTGAGAGTGTGAATGACATGAGAACCCGTCTCGATGGGATGGGGGAGGATGTTCAGTCACAGATTGATTCGGCTATTTCGAGTGCGAAAGCGCAGTTCGAGCAGGTCGAGTCGAAGTACAAGAGCAAGATCGAGGAACTGGAGTCGTTGGCAACCGACAAAACGAATCGGCTGCACAACGCTCTGAAACAGCGTGACGCTCTTGATGGAATCCAGGCGCACAAGGGGCGGTCGAAGTTCCTTCTCAGCGAAGTCATGTCTCACATGAGAGTGCTTGAGGACGAGAACGGGAACACGTTCACGCGCATGGTTGACGATCAGGGAAATGTCCTTGTGAGTCGCCGTTCTGGTGTGGATGGTCCGATGTCGGCAGAAGAGTTCGTTGAGGGCCTTTCTGCCAAGGACGAGTGGGCACCTGCGTTTGACGCGGGTGTCGGATCTGGAGGTGGTGCCTCCGCAAGCGGCGGAGGGGCTGGTGGTGCCGGTGCCCTTCTGAACAAGCCCGTAGATGCGATGTCGCGTGACGAGAAGGTCGCGTTCATCGAGAAGTACGGGAATGAAAAGTGGGTTGAGAAACTGAACCGCGAACAGCCTAACAGCATGGCGGGTCGGTACTTCAACGTCGCTCAAAACTACTCAGGCTGATAGAGGGCCTGATTCAGAAAGAGGTACAGGACGATGGCGAATGATGTAAGCAGCTTCAGGGTATATGAGGCTCAGTTCAACGGTGCGTTTGCTGAGGTGGAGATGCAGTTTGCGAACGCCTTTAACCAGGCGAGCAACGGCGCTCTCCAGCTTGGCAATGAGCAGCACCGAGGTGATTTCCGGGATGAGTCGTTCTTTCTTGAGACGGCAAATCTGGTTGATGATCGTGACCCCACGGACATCACTTCGGGTACAGCAAGGGATCTTGTGCAGGCTGACATTCGTTCGGTCAAAGTGGACAAGCGTATTCAGGTCGATAAGACCGAGGATGCGTTCTACAAGACCGGGCTTCCGCTCTCGACCTTCGGTCGTGTGGTGGGCGAGCAGGCGGCTGTTGCCGTTCAGGTGTCTCGGGTCAACCGAATCATCAAGGCTCTTACCGGAGCACTGACGCAGGGAAACAAGGCGACTGGTACCCCGAACTTCGGTTTCGGCGTAGACTCGACGATTCTCGATGTTTCGGCGGGTGCTGGTACGGGTGCGACCGATCAGCCGACGCTGACGCATTACAACATCAACGAGGCTTTCCGCCTCTTCGGTGACAGGGCGAATGGTCTGACCTTCGGCATCTGCCACTCGAAGGTGTGGTTCGATCTGGTTGGTGACGCGATTGTGTCGAACTCGTTCGAGACGCAGGCGTTCGCAATCAACACGGGTGTTACGGCGACTCTCGGTCGTCCGATGCTCGTCACCGATTCGCCGGACCTGGTTGTGTCGGGCACGCCTGACAAGTACCGCACGCTGTTCCTGACGATTGGTGCTGGTCGCATTGACCAGTCCGAGGAACTGCGAACCATGCTCGACCGCGTGTCGGGTCTGGGGAACATCGTGATGCGTACTCAGTCGGAGTGGACGGAGACGATTGGCTGTAAGGGCTACTCGTACACCGGCGCGATGACGAAGACGGCTGCTCAAGACCCTCAGCTTGCCACGGATACCAACTGGGCAGCCAAGGCGTCTGACGTGAAATCCAGTGCAGGAGTCATGCTTCTCACCCAGTAGTCACTGGTCGGGATGGCGAAGGCACAAGCCCCCGAGCCGCGAACCGGCTCGGGGGCCAACTGGATTGAACGGAAGGAGGTATTCCGATGATTGGTCATGGAAAAATGCGTCCCAGTTATCAGGGTGGCACATCGCCGGCGCCGAACGCGCAGGCGGGTGGAGTCCTGACAGGTGGTTCTCGTGCAACACGTCAGGATCGCACGAAGTCGAATCTGGCGAGCAGAAGTTACGGTAGTGTGGCAGGGGGCGTCTCTTCGGAGTCCAACTGCGGCACTTCGACGGCATCCGACGGTCTGCGTAACAGCAACACCGTCACGTCGCCGCAACCCGGACGGAAGGTGACGGGACCGTAAGTGGCTCTCACTGTCGAAACAGGATCGGGCGTCTCGAACGCGGATTCGTACATCTCCCGCGCTGACGCGGTGAGTTATGCGACTGCTCGTTACGGGGCGTCCGATCCGTTCGTTGCTGAGACGGACGGAGATGTTCAGGACAGGTGGCTCAGACAGGCCGCACAAGCCCTGGACGGCGCGTATGGGCCACGTTTGGCCTCAACGCCTGCTAGTACCACTCAGGGGCTTTTGTGGCCTCTGGTGGAGTTTAAGGACATCTACGACCGCACTGTGGAGAAGACGGTCGTCCCGAGCAGTGTTTCGTATGCTCAAGTGGAACTTGCGCGGGTGGTGGCGAATGGCGGGGATTTGTACCCGGACCTCGACCGTGGCGGGTCGATCAAATCTGTACAGGTAGATGTCATCAGCGTCGAGTACATGGCTCGTGCGACTGACGGGACGATATACCAGAAGGTAGACCAGTACATGGCCCCTTATCTGACAGGCGGTCATGGTGGTGTGAAACTCGTCCGGGGCACCTGATGGCTGTCTACGTGTTCGATCAGCGGGCAAACGAGTCTGCTGATGGCGTGAGGACTACATTCACGCTGGGCCTGAGCATTTTCGACACGACCAAAGTAGTTGCGCGTTACGGGAATCCCCTAATCGACGCCTCTCTTGTCACATCAGTCCCCGGAACCGGTGAGTTCCGCGTAGATGACACGGAAACGGTGACATTTGGAACCGCGCCGGGGACAGGCGGCGACCCTTTGTTTGGGTACCTGACCAACGATGTGACGTTCCCAACGCCCGCATCTCCGTTTTCTGGTACACCTATACCAGAGGGATCAAACGTGTATTACGTCTTGATGGAAAGACCAGTGGAGTCGGCAGATGGGTCACGGACTTCGTTCACGCTGACAAAGCGGATAGCGGACTACGAGCGCATCCAGGCGTGGTACAACAATCCGGCTACATTGGCTGAGTTGGTAACGGCTGCGCCGGGGAACAATCAGGTCCGAGTGACATCGGATTTCACGGTAGAGTTCGGACAAGCGCCGACATTTCTGCCGTTCTTCAATTACCTGACAAGTGAGCGTCAGAATCAGTTCGGATTGGTGTTTGAGGAAGAGCTTCAGGCGACCGCGAACCCACTGGTTTGGACCTACGCGAAGATCCCGGACGACGTGGACAAGTTCATGTTGATTGTGGGCAGGCCGGGTACGGTATACCAGCGTGTGGATTCCAACCCGACATTCTCTCAATATGTAAACAACGCCACGGCGAAGACAGTGACGTTCGCGCAGTATTCGGAGCCGCGTCCGGGAGATCCGGCACCGCGAGCCACGTATTACTCGGCAGCGGCGAACACCGTGGCACCTTGTTAAGCGATGGATCTTTCGAGTCTCTACAAGACGGTAAACAGCGTCACCGATGACTTGGTAAAGGGCGCGGGGCGGAAGATGATTCTGCGTACCGAGGCTTCGGGCACGTATGACGTGGACACCGGGCAGGTATCGCGGACGGTTTCTGATGCCGTGTTCTACGGGGTTCTCACGAAATACGTAACGGACCAGCGTGACAATACCGTCTCACAGGACGGCGGCGCGTTGATTATCTGCCGTCTCGACACGCCACCAAAAGTAAGCTCGAAGGTCATCATCGACCAGGAAGTCTGGACTGTAGGCGCTGTACAGATCGTCAAGCCGGGGTGTCCGACAATGCTCTGTAAGTTGATGGTGCATAAGTAATGGCGCAGCCGCAGGTAAAGTTCAGTCCAGTAGAGTCTGCATCAGCACCGCAGCAGGTTCGTCTTGTTAAGTACGTCGATACGCGCATCGACAATCTGCTACAGGTCTGGCAGGCGTTGATGGGTATGCGTAAGGACGGGGAGAAGATCATGCTCCCTACGGCTGCCAAGACGTACAAGTACATGGCGGACAACATTGTCGAGATGACTCCGCAAGACTTGGGGCATGGTGCGCGTAACTGGCACGCATCTCAGGACGGCAATCCGATTAATCCCTACATTGGCACACCTTCGTTCGTAAAGGGGAAGACATCTCACCTGAACCCGACGGACCCGAATGCGGGCATGAAGATGAGCATCGGCAAGGTGAAGTTGGATCTGTCCAGCGATTCTGGTTGTCGGGCGTTCCTTGTGAATGAGGCTCGCTGGATAGCGATTGCCGAGCGCGGGGAATGGAAAACGGGTGTGATGAAGTCATATCCCCAGAAGCGCAGATATGCCGCGTTCATGAAGATGAAGGAGCGCAAAAAGCGCGACGCGGACAAGCCCAATGTCGGCGGATACTCGCAGATGGCTCCTCGCGGGATCATGGAAGTCCTTCTCGATAAGGCCGAGAAGGTTGGGCTTGAAGAGATGTCCAAGAGGGCGAAGGCGGTCGGCTACGGCGTCGGGATGACAGGTGAGAAGACGGCTGCGCTGAACGCCAAGAAAGGCTGACGATGGGATTTGCGGCTGAAAGGAAGTTGATTGAATCGACGTTCGACAACGACTGGTTGAACGGAGCCTACGTCCACGTCCCGGTACGGTACGAGAACATTGAGTTCATTCCGCCGGCGAACAACGAGCCTTGGGTGGATTTCAGCATTGGGTCATCGGACGCGGACGCGGCGAGTTTGTCGGCGCGAATCGTGCGGCACGAGGGCGAAGTGACCGTGGACATCTACGTCCCGCAGGGGGAGGGGACCAACGAGGCACGGGAGTTGGCCGACGAAGTTTCGCGTATCCTGCGAAACCGACAGATCTCCAGCGTGGAAGCTGGGTACATTACCTTCGGGGAACCGGATGTTGCGCCTATGGGCGCCGAAGAACCATACTACAAACTGCAAGTGACCGTCGATTACGAAAGAGACGAGCACACAAGTTAATGGAGAATTGAGATGCCGAAAACAGGCGATAGTAATAGGGTACAGCTTTACATCCGAAAGAACACGGGTGCGTTCGATAGGGATGTAAGCAGCGACGCCCAAACGGGATGGAGCGAGTTGCGATTCACAGGCGAGGCGCTGGAGCACCAGAAGACCTCCGAGGCGTCTGCAACGATTCGCGCCGACCGGATGAAGGACTCGGTTGCGGAACTCGCCGCTCAGACCTCTGGCACGATTGACTTCGAGTTGACGGCAGACACGGCGTCGGTGCGAACACTGTTTGAGGGGTTGATTGGCAACAGTTTCGCTGTAAAGAGCGCAGTTACGGCAGCAACCATTGTGAATCCAGTTGCGGGTTCAACGACTGATTTGACTGACACAGGAATCCAAACGGGTGTAACGGTTGGATCTTACGTGCGCGTCACCAATGCAGATACTCCGGCTGATGATGGAGTGTATCGGGTGACGGATACAACGACAGGCGCCATCACGATTGATGCCAATTTGACCGATCAAGAGACTTGCGATGTAGCTTTCGGAAACACGCTTGTAAACAAAGCGGCACCGGATGTGAATACCTACGAGATTGAGAAACGGTTCAGTGACCTCGATACGC